AAGAACATTCGCAATTCTCAATTGCGAAACAGTACTTGTACCAAAAGGAAGTCCTAGTCCGCCCAGACATCTCGGTAAACACCAAGATCTCTTAGACGACTTAAGCTTAGTAACCATGTGACTCAAAAAAAGATCATAAATGATAATTTTCTGAACAGCATTAGCCCCTAATAAAGACCTCTCCAGTTGATCAACTGCACAACTCAAGCTCTGTTCCTCGAGCTTCACCTTTCTACCATCCTGCAAGACTTTCCCTTGACCCTTAACGAGTCCCGGATTCAGCACAAAAATAGTGCTTAGATCTTGGATTTCCTTTCCATGATAAGAATCACTTTCGGAATATCCACATTCAACCCAATATGATTGGGAATTGAGTTGGACAAACTTCCGGGAGGTAAAGTTCTTTCCTGGGGATGGATTCATTCCACAGCAAGCGGCGACTTGTCGCCAAATTTTATAATGAAAGTCATTGCTAATGAAACTTGTATCATCACCGTTAAATAACGGTCGATATTGCTCCAACCACTTCTTATACGGCAGATAATTCTGTTTGCCGTGTTTAAGTTCCTCGCAATAATCTGCGCTGGCCCAACAAAGGGCGGCGTTTACTAAGCATAGAACTATAAAGGATAATGGAGAGCCCATTAATTGACCCCATGTTTGATACACGGAGGGTAGATCACTACCATCAGGATACGCAATCATATGCGGTCCTAGACTAAGACGGACACTTTCCTTTTGAGTATATGTCAGAGGCAGATTACTCCTGATCCACTGCGAACAGTAGTCAGTTAATCGAGGATGCATACCGTCGGTCGCAGCACTATAGTCACCAGATACTAGAAAATGGCCTTTATCAAGCCGAGCTCCTACATACCATTACTTCATAAAGTCAAGTGAAATTTCTTGACCAATAAGACGGAAGATCCCATGTTTCCTCATCATGCTATGCAGCGGTTTTTGAACGCAGCGAGCCTGTTGATAAACAGTTGAAGGACCCTTTGTTATAGGGCGAACTTTAAAAGGTTCTAGCACTATGGCAACTTTTGCATGAGGCGTATAATACGGATCATCACTGATCTGTTCCATACGGTATTGCATCTCGTCCACCAATTCCATTAGGTGATACGGAGCATATATGGGCTGAACTTTGTTTAGGTATGAAGCGAATCCAACGAGCTGAAGCTCTGGATCTAATTCGCAACCCCTCTTATTCAACCAAGGTTCATGGCCACCACCCTTTCCAGAAGGGAATTCTAGACAAGCACTCAGCGAAGGAATTCGCCAAACTTTTGCACAAGTATCCCGTCCATAACCCATGGTACGCCGTTTACCAAAACATTTCTCCATCAGACTTTTAAGACGAAGTTCGACACGACCCAAGACACCTTCGGTACGATCTATAATACAAGGTATTAACCTTTCAGGACACCAAGGACAAAGAGAATTCTCATTCTCAAATTTGTCCACAGTTCCATATAGTTCCGTTCCTAAGGTACCAGGAATATGTGCCTTACAGTCACGAAGTGTTAACTTCAGACCGTCGCCCTTAAATTCAGCTCCCGCCATGTTACCGCGGTGCTTAACTAAAGCTTTCTGTTGAAATGATTCCGATACGGCAGCCCCTGCTCTCTTGACATTCATGAGAGCCATATAAGCTCCGAGAATTTCCTTTGTCTGGGTTTTTCTACTAATAATTAATTTTGTTTTTCGAAAAAACCAACCTCCGAAGAGGTAGCCAGGATAATCGCCATGAAGTTCTATAAGATTAGGCAACTCACTTTGTCTCGAAACGAGATTAAAGAGATAAGTTGTCTGAAACTTAAAGTATTCTTCAAGGCGGTCCTCTACGGCCAGAACAAACCACTTGATGCCCATCTGGGCCCAGTGATGTTTCTCGGGAAGACGTCCAAAATGTGTCAGCAACACATCACCAAGGCCCCTTAAAAGGAGTATGACTTTACGAATGTTTTGTTCGAGAAGTTCTTGGCGACTGTAGTCCACGCGCAGCCGCTTTCCAGTTTGAAGGAAAGCGCGTTCAGAATTAACTAATTTGCGCTGAAGCTGATCATTGTATTCTTTTTCAAACCTATGCCTGACCTCCGTCAACCTTAATTTATGTAATAAATCTTGTTCATCTAGTAATCTAGATTGACGGGACATAGATAGGAGAGTTCCGGGCACCCACTCTACTAGCGCGGGTTCTGTGAGTTGGAAAAACCAGTCAAACAAACTGGTTTCCATCTCATGGACACGAAGGGTCATGATTGAACGCGTGCATTGCACAGCGTTTGTTAGGATAATATCGTTAAGATTTTGTTCTTCA